ACCATTTGCAATTGCGAAATCAGCTCCTGCACCATTTCCTAAAGCACGACCTGCGTCATTTGCTAGGAAAGCTTCTATATCAACACCTTCGTCTGCAAGAAGCTCAGAGCTTACTTGTACGAGATACGCATATTTGAACGCACCTAATGTGACTGATGCTGATGTAGGGTCGGATTCTCCGATAGCTCCACCTTCAGCAACTAATGTAGCTGCGGATAAAGCTGTGATTTGTGGGAATTTGATATCTTCTCCACCACCAGTTGGAACGACTGTTGCGAACTGTCTAACAGCTGCATTTTCGTCTAACTTGGCGATAATTTGGTCGAAAAAAGATTCTGGAACTAATCCTGCGTCTCCGCCTTTAGTCAAATCTCTTTTTTCAAAGTTATGAGAACGAATATCTCCTGTTGCGAATTGTCTAAGGATAGAAGCATCAGTTTGCACTTCAGCTTTCTTTTCTTCTACAACTGGCTTGGAATCAAATAAGTCCCTTGCTTCTTCTGATTTTTTATTAGCTTCTTCTACAGATGCTAACTCTTGAACACGAGCATCGATTTCAGACATTCTGTCATTCATCTTGTCCCATTGTTCTTTTTCAGCAGAATCAAGTGAACGATTTTCAGAGATTTCTCTGTCGTTCAAATCTTTCATTTGCTCCCAGAGATTATTTCGCTCTTCGTATAGTTTTTCAACTATTGCCATTTTTTCTCCTAAGATTGTGGAGAAGCGACTTATAATCGACCTCTCCTTATTGTTGGTTGGCGAAAACAAATTGTTTTATCAACGAATCTGTTTTCTAAATCTAATAAATTTCTATGATTTTTTTAGTAGTTCTAATCGTCTTTTTCTAGCTTCTGCGTTGAAAACAACTTCTTCCTCTTCTTGAAGTAGTGATTTCAATTCTCCATTGTTATTAGCATCTATGAGGTCGTTCAAATCTAAACCACTCATCTGCGCTAAGTTTCTAAAGCTTCGTTCTGCCATAACAGTTGAATCCTGATAAGCAGGGAATGCTGTTGGAGAAACTTCATACAATCTAGTTTCTAAGACTTCTCGAACTACTGGCTCTTTAGAGTCATCAGGGACACTCCAAGTTTCATCAAGGACATCAAACCCAAATGATGAGTTCGTGACATCGCCACGCTCAATCATCATATAGGCAGACCTGTGATGAGGAATGTCTAAATCTAAACTCACTTCATAATGAAGACCTTGTTTGTCTTCAGCAAGTTTTAGAGTTCCTGCTCTTTTTGAGCCGAGAACTAAAGAAGTATCGTGATTGAATAAAGCTTTGATGTCATCTCTTGAGGTTTGTGTCCCTCTTTCTTGTAGGGTCTTTTTGAAAGCTCCCTTGTTGATGACTTCAACGAAACCGCCACCTAATACTTGTGATTTCTTATTGAACACAGACGCATAGCCAGTGATGTTTGCTTTTGAACCTTCTAAGGCTCTAATTTCAAACTGATTAGCTACGAATCTAATATCGTGTTCAGGTGTTGGTCTCACTTGCTTTGGAGCAGAAGTGAAAACTTTGTCTTGTTTTATTTCAGACATTCTTTCTCCTGTATCTTCTTCTTCTAATATCGCTATATAGCGTTCAGCCCATTTCTGAGCATCCATCTGATTTGCTTCTTGAATTGAGCCTCCCCATAAGAGCCAAGCGGTTTGACCTTTAGTTGGTTTGTCGCTTTCTCCACTAAGGAAGTCTCTTGCATCGTCAGAATCTAAATCAGATATGTGCCTCAAGAACCAAGCGTTCATACTCTTGGCTTTCTCGTGACTAACTTTTCCATTAGCCATATCTTTTGCAGCGTTTATGGTGGCATCGACTAATCCATCTCCACCAAAACCTTGTTCATAAAATTCAAGACCTCTAGCTGCATTATCTTGAATGTATTGTGGGACTTCTATATGCTCCCTTGTTTCAGATTGAATATCTTCAGGTTCATATCTCTCAAACCAGTTATTGATGTATTCAATCCACGACTCAGGGCGTTCTTTTGCAGCTCTTTCTAAACATTCTTCTTTAGAAGCTTCAATATGGATTAATTCAGCTCCAAACTCATCAACGAATTTGCGTCTATCAGCTTTTGTAGGAGCTGAGTGAATAATCCAAACAGTTTGAGTATGACCCTTGTCTAACACTCTATTGAGTAGAGCATCTCTTGCGTCATAGACATATCCAATCAAATTCTCATCGTGGTCGTGAGAACTTAGTCCTGAGATTGCCTGATGCAGTGCATCGAAATCTATTATTAGGTCGCCCTCATGCGAGTGCTCCCTGACATATGTATTTTTTCCTGAGCAAGCAGAGCCATACACTAAAACTGTTTTCATAATTAACCTAAATTTTCCTTCTGTATTTCTTATCAGAAAAATCAGGGAAACCTATCTGTCTCATCTGTTCTTCATAAAAAGATACTTTTTCAGGAAGCTGTTGTTCCTCTCTGAAATTGTTATAAAACCTATCCTCAAGTTCAGCAAAAGTGAGCCAATAACTTTGATTCAAGTGTTGTTGGTTAGGCTTCCATTCATCAAATGGATTATTTTGTTGATGTCCTAGATATGTAGCTAGAGCAGATGGATAGATAGCAATTTTGAACTCTATTGGAGCTTTTGCTTTTATGTGGTATTTGCCTGCTTTAGCAATCTTCAGATTCCAATTATCAACAGTCTTTTGGAAGTGTCGATAATGTTCTATATCAGAGTTCTTTATCCAACAAGTGCCTTTGACTTCAACCCAACATAATCGTGTTTTTCTATCATCTTGTATATAACTAACAAAGTTGTCAGGAATATACCAATCTGAATTAGATATGACAGCGAAGCCATTAGGAATCATTTTATCAAATGGGTCAAACCCAGTCTGCTGATAAGCACCAGCAAATCCTTGATAATCATTTCCTGTGTAGTTTCCACGAACTTCTTTTATCTTTAGTTGCTGCATCTCATAGTTGAACACTTCTTGTCCAGCATCAGGCGTCAGCGTATTCGTGTTTTGGAGAAAGCTTTCTGCTTTATGTCCCCAGTGTCCTAGATATTCCAAGACATCTTTGTTGCTTATATTTTGAGGTTCAGCAACTTTGAACCTATTTTGGTTATTAACCATTTTTAGCCTTTGGCAAAGTCAGTTAACCAAAAGTCAGTAAAACTATTATTGCTCAGCAGTAGGACCGCTATCAGTATCTGAGTCTTCAATCGAGGTTTGATTCAAGTTTTGTAGATAGGTATTTCCTATTTCTTCATCAAGAGGTGGCAAATCTTCTTTTGCTCGTATTTCATTAACTGATAGGAAACCTGCGTTTCTACCTAAGTTATAGGCGTTATACCTCTGTGAAATAGAAGCTCTCAATAATCCTGATACATCAATTCTTGCAAACTGACCTCTTGGCAGCATCATTGTCATAGCTTGTTCAATTCTGTTTATGTAGGGGAGAAGCGTTAACTCATAAAATACTCTGTTTTGTTCTTCTATTGATGAACCAAGTTTTGTTGTCTCTGATAAATCTCCAATCAGATATGGAGGAACTCTAAACAAACCGCATACTTCAATCTTGTTGAATTTCCTTGTTTCAAGGAACTGCATTTGTTGATGGTTAATGCTTATAGGTTTCCATTTAGCATTTTCAGTCAAAATACCAATGTTGTGTGCTTTTTTGCTACCTTGATGTTTTCTATTGAATGATTGCTTCAAAACTCTAAGGGCTTCTTCACTAGGAGTTGAATCCATTTCAATGACACCACTCATCACAGCACCATTAGAAAAGAACTTTCCTGCAAACTCTTCACTTGCTAAAGATATACCAATTGCCTCAGCACCAGCTTCAATGGGACTAAGTCCATAATCAGAACCTTGTTCAAAGTTCTTTATATGAATAACTTCGCCATCAGGTGTTAATGAAGAATATTTTTTATAGAGATTTTTGCCATCGTATGTATAGCAAATATATCCATCTTTTCTTTCAATCTTCACATAGTCAGGATGCAAGTTATAAACCTGTTTAGGAAATCCTAGATTGTCTCTATCAGTGATTAACCAATAACTATTCCCATACAAAGCTAGAGAGCTTATTGTTCTATGAATAAAACTGAATCTATCTGTTTCAGGATTAGGCATTGAGTTAGTTGCATCCATCCAAGAAGGAGGAGGCACTTTCTCTCTAAAGTCTCCAGTTTTTCTAAAACTATGTATTGGCATTGTCGCCACTGAATCAGCAATTAACGATATACAGGAATACACTGCGGATGCTGTGATTGCGCTACCTGCATCAACTGATTTCCCAGTTGCAGTCTTGCCATCTGAATCTAAACCTAAATCGAAGACAGATGCATCCATTGCTCTTTGCTCCATAGGTTGTTGTCTAAATAAATCTAAAATATTCATAATCTCTCCATATCAAATATGATGCCAAAAGCAACGAGTGAGAATCCAAGTATCAAAAATCCCATTCCTAAGGAATAGAGAAAACCAGCTATAGCTAGACAAATAAATCCAGCTCCTGTGATTGAATAATTAATAATCATAAATTTATGAACTTAGGGTCTTCCTTGACTTCTTCTTCAGGTTCTAATGTCATATCAGACCACCTGTCAAAAGCCATAATTGCTCCGATTGCTAAGTCAATCTTGTGAGGCGAGTTCCTATTTGCCTTTGTGACCAATGTTCCCTGCGGAGTTTCTTTAGGGACACAGTTAATCAGGTGTTGAAATAAATCATTATCGCCTGAGTGACTTAGTTGTTGTTCTAAAACAGCTGAATAAAACCTTGAACAGGCTTGAGCCATCTTCTTTCTATAATTGCCTTCGTAGTAGAGAACCATATCGCCACCGATAATCTCTTCTAATTGTGCGATTTCGTTATGCCAACCCATAGGGTCAACTGTCAGCTCCAATACTTGGTATTTTTCAAAGCATTCCAATATTCTATTAATAACTTCATCTCTCGGAACTTTCCATTGTTGGTTTTCATTAACTGGTCTTGCCCAGTGTCCGAGAACTTCAATGTGTGGCTTTTCTCCCATAGAGATTGCAACCAACGCTGTCGAGTCTCTTGAGTAGCTACCATCAAAAGCCAATATGACTTCAGAACCCTCTTCAATTGATGCTTCTTCTTCATAACATTCCTCCCAAACACCTACAGGAAGCCATCGTTCAGCGGTTGTAGTCCATTGATTTAGAAAATATCGTCTAAATTCGTTTTCAGGAGTTGCGTGATACGCTCTTTCAAGCTGTTCAAAGCTAACAAAGTCGCCGAGAGCAGGATTAGCTTGCTCAATGGCTTGTTTTCTTTGTTTAGGGTCTGAGATATCCAAGTCTGTATCTGCTTCAAATATCTTGTAGTAAAAGCCTTCATCCTCAATTGTTCCTTCTTCAATTCCCTTTGCGTATTTATATAATCTAAAACATAGAGAGTTTTC